TCCCGCAGACTAAGCTGCAGCCTCGTCGGCGTCCGTCACCCCTCTCTGAGGATGCGGATGCAGTGACGATGTACCTAAACTCAATCGAGGACATTATGAACCTCTTTGAGCGAAAGACTACCGAAGAGGTCGACCAAATGCTACGAGAGTTTGTCTCTGGCGGTGTGGATGCAGAGGGTAACTCTACGGAGACTACCCAGTATGCAAGCACAAGCACTACCGGCGACTCGGTGGACGATGCGTTCCGCCAACTCGCGGATGCCTAACTAGTAAAAGCCGCAGGGGGGCACGGGCTACAGGTGTCCCATTTCTTTTGGAGGTAGAATGAACACAGTAGATTTTGAGGCGCTGCAGGCGCAAGAAGACAAAGTGGTGCAAGAGATTTTAAGCCGTGGGTTTCTTGATCCGCGAAAGACATACCCACAGCTCTTTTCTTTTGAAAATTCCAGACGCTATATTACAGAACTTAAGGATGCGCCATATAGCTCGCTTGAAGAAAATCAAGTCAGCGAATACGTTATTGATGAAAAGAGAGCCACGCATGAGCTGGCGCCGCTGATCAGAGAAGAGGGTCTTCAAAATCCGCCATTGGCGATGACGACCGCCATAGGCACGAAGCTAAAGCTGTTAACTGGACACCACAGAAGCTTTGCTCTGGCTTCTCTAGGACAACAGATTCCAGTTATCATCGTAACAGAACTTCTTAGTCTCAATAATACGTCGGTATCAGCTGATGCTGACTTAATTCAGGGTATCGCGGCAAATCCTCGTAACCAGAATAGGACTTATTCGAAAAACGACGTCGCCCTACAAGTTGAGCTGAGCCTTAAGAAGAATCCATATCAAGATGGCTTAAACCCATCTGGTAAGCTCCCCCCTCGCCATAGCGATGACCCGGCTGTGTTCGCGTTTGATGATATGCTAAAAAGACTTAAAGCATACGAGCACTTCCCTAATCCTGGCGATCGAACCAAGATATATAATCTAGTAAAGAGGGGGGCGGTGCGTTCAAAGCAAATTGATATGAAGCTTCCTGCTGAGCAGACTAATCATCTTATACGACAAGGGTGGGCGACTGGTATAAAGGAGAATGGCAAGCGTGTTGCTGCCACCGAACATTATGACTCCGCAAGAAATGCCCTAATCGTTATGGTTGATGATAATGGTCGACATCTAGATGAAAAGCTTTTGAAGCTAGCCCTGATGTGGTATGACGTTGACGACCGACATGTCTGGGAGGAAAATAATATTAAGTTTATTGATATTGCAGGAAGAATCGCGTCTCCACCCGGTGATAAAGCATCGCTCGACACAAAGCGCCTTAATTTTAAGCAGAGAGTGGCGGAGTGGAACGAGACCCTGCAGAACTTTGGAGTTGGCTTGAGAATTCGTTATCTTGCCCTTCCAAAGCAGCTAAAGACGCCGTCCGATAAGGATGTCACGTATACAATAAATGCCTAAGACCCCACTCCGATATCCGGGTGGTAAGTCCCGTGCTGTAAAACACATCCTCCCTCTCATCCCCGAGGATATAACGGAGCTTTGCTCTCCGTTCCTTGGGGGTGGGTCGGTGGAGCTTGCTGTTGCTGCCAGAGGAACACCCGTCCACGCTTATGATATCTTTGAACCACTCGTGTGGTTCTGGAATGCTCTGTTAACAGACCCCCGCTTATTGGCAATCTGTGCAGACTCTTACCGAAAAGAACATCCTGATTTTGAAGGACAGCAAGGGCTTCTAAAAGAAGATTTTACACGCCTCCGCAATGAGTTGAGAGAGAGCGACCGTTTCTCTTTTACCAACGCAGCCAAGTTCTACGCAATCAACCGTAGCAGCTTTTCAGGGGCAACGTTCTCCGGTGGTTGGTCAAAGCGCGCATCTTACGAGCGCTTCACCGACAGTTCCATTGACCGTATCTATAACTTCCGAGAGCCCAACATAACAGTTAATTGCGAGGATTTTAAAACCTCGATTAATAAACACCCCGACGCATTCCTATACTGCGACCCGCCATACCTGCTTGGAAACGACAAGGACAAGCTATATGGTGACCGGGGCAACACGCACGCAGGTTTTGATCACAGAGCCCTCTATGACATCCTTAGTCAACGTTCTGGCTGGGTGCTATCATATAATAATTGTCAAGAAATACGAGACCTCTACGACAATTATGAAATTCGTGAAGCCGAATGGTCAATGGGCATGAGCAATGTAGACGGCGCCGCATTGCGACCAGTCAGGGCTGCCCTAGAGAGAATTGATAATGATTTTAAAGCCCTTATAAAAAACGAGAACCTCCTCGCCAAAGAAGTGGCTCAGCAGGCGCGTAAGCTACTGAATGAATGCTGGGATGCGAATAAAAAAAAGATGGGTAAGTCCTCAGAGATACTAATTATAGGTTGATGCAAATGAAGAATCTTATAGAGAGTTTTAATACCTTTCTTTCTGAAGAGAAGGGTGATAATATAGCATTAGCTATTCGGGCTATTGAAGCCGAGGGCTATGATTACGAAATTCTACCGCGCGGGAATACTATTCGTATTACTGACGATAACCGCGAGGATGCTTTGGATAAGATGATTGCTGTCTTAGAGCCTCTGGGCTTTGAACACAATACATCAATTACGCAACACTCCCTGGGACGCCTAGAAAAGATTGATCGCCTTGATGGCAACGTTTACATCTTATTTAAGCCCAAGAGTCGCACACGAGCCGCAACAGCTGGTATAGACTTTGAGAAAAAACTAGCAGCGATGCTGCAGGACGCCGGTCTAGAGGCTAAGACCGCTGGACCGACACATGGCAGCGACCTTACAGTCACTGGTCCGAAGGGTACTCTAAAGATTGAGGTAAAGACCGCCCTTTCTGCCGACTTTGGTCAGTTTAGGGCTGAATATGATCCTAACAAAGAAACCTGGCAGCCACGAGAGACAGCTGGATATGTAGCTAATGAAGAATTGTTTAAGCCCATTTTTAATCAGCTGCTTTTACCTTATCTAAACGAAAATTGTATGCTGCCTCTCGCTGATCCTCGCCTACGTCGAGATAGAGACGGACAAATTGCTGGGCTTAAAAGCTCATCAACCACAGGTGACCTCAAGCAGAAGCTTCAGGAAGCTTGGTTCGATGGCAGAAAAGACTACATTACAAATTTTGATTTTGCAGCCATCGCCCGTTACTATGGCGACAAGGGTGATGAATATATCCAGATCGGCAGATCGGGTCTTTACGCCTTTAGTGAACAGGCGGCGCAAAACTTAGGCGTGCCTTTGTTTGTCAATAGTGGTCTGGAAGCTTATGTCCGCTTTCGCATCAAGCCCCATGGGGCAACAAATGGAACGCACAGCTTTACTGTCGCGATTAAAATAAGGGGGAGACTTGAGCGCTCCTCCAAGTCTCTGCTTAATCCAGCAGATATTGAAGAGATTAAGAACATTCTTTCTTGATTTTCCCAGCACATTGTGCTATAATAAGACAAACTAAAACGAGGTAAAAATGGCTAGAGTTTCAAAAGCCAAGACGGGAAAGCTGTCTTTGGCGGATATGAGAAATCTTATTAATAAGAAGGCGGGTATGAACGTTGCCCACAACCTAACAGAGGAAAACCCAACCGAAGTGAAGGACTGGATTCCGACCGGCTCACGTTGGCTGGATTCTATCATCTGCCGAGGAAAGCTCGGTGGCATCCCTGTCGGAAAGGTCGTAGAGATCGCCGGTCTAGAGGCTACAGGCAAGTCCTATATGGCAGCGCAGATTGCCGGCAACGCCCAGAAGATGGGTATGGACGTGGTATACTTTGATTCAGAGTCTGCCATTGACCCAACCTTCCTAGAGAAGGCTGGCTGCGACCTGGAACAGCTTCTATATGTTCAGGCTGCATCCGTAGAATTTGTATTGGAGACCATTGAGGAAATCCTCGGAGCAACAGACAATAAAGTTTTGTTTATCTGGGACTCTCTCGCACTAACCCCAGCCATCTCCGATGTAGAGGGCGACTTCAACCCGCAGTCGTCGATGGCTGTCAAGGCTCGTATTCTCGCCAAGGGTATGTCCAAGCTGACACAGCCCATTGCGAATACGAAGTCCACCTTCCTTGTGCTCAATCAGCTAAAAACCAACATCACACGTATGCCAGCGGAGGCTATGACCACCCCCTACGTGACGCCAGGCGGAAAAGCGATGATCTATGCGTATTCGCTCCGCGTGTGGCTTACAGGGCGTAAGGCGAAGGCTTCTTTCGTCACTGACGAGAACGGCTTCCGTATTGGTTCCGAGGTCAAGGTAAAGCTAGAGAAGTCTCGCTTTGGAACCCAGGGTCGCCAGTGCAACTTCAAGATTCTCTGGGGCGATCAGATTGGTATTCAGGACGATGAAAGCCTGTTTGATGCTATCAAGGGCTCCTCTCACATCTCACAACGAGGTGCGTGGTATGAGCTTGATATGGGAGACGGAACGTCACAGAAGTTCCAAGCATCCCGCTGGATGGAGTATATGGCAGACGAAAAGTTTAAGGCTCGTGTGCTTGAAGTAATGGATGAAGAAGTAATCTTCAGGTTTGACCAGAGGCAAGGAAATGCTGCAGATTTTTACGAACCTGATAACGATTAGTCTTGACTTTTTGGTGACACTGTTGTATTATTTAGATACTGAGGAGCCACCATGGTTATTACTAAGCGCCATCAGCGCCACCTTGATCTGGCAAAGCGTATTGCGCATAGCTCAAATTTTCATGAATATCGCCACGGC